CACAGCAAATGGGTAAGTTGGCTTTTTGTCGTGTTGTGATTTCCACGCGTTTATAACGTCTTTAGATAGTTTAGAAACGATGGAATCATATACACCTTCGTTTAAGTCTTGTTCTTCTAAACCTTGAGCCAATTCACGTGCATATTGGTTTAAACCAAATGGATCTTTATTTTTCTTTTCTTGTAAACTATCAGTCCAATTTCTGAATGAAATGTTACCATTCAAATATGCTTCTTTTTCAATATCCTCTAAATGTGAATCTTCAGTAGTATCTGTAGTTGAAATATTGTTTAAACGACCCTCTAGATTTTGTTGGTGATGAATCATCTCATGAGCATACGAACGAGCAATATCTTTTGGATGACGTCCTTCAGTATAAAGAACAATCATTTGTTCATTTGGATCGTAATATGCTGTTTTACCAAAGAAATCTTTAGCATTTTCTATATCACCATCAACTAACTTTAATCCAGGTAAAGGTTCAATTTTATAACCTTTATCAATCATATGTTGAGTTAATTTTGCTAACAAAGGTAGTAAATCAATGTGATTAGAATAAGTAGCGTTTTCTGTTAAGAATGCTGATGGGGTAACTAAATGTTGGGCTTTAAACAATTTTAACAAAGCAGCAACAATAATCCCACCAGGCATAACAGCAATAGCAGTCAAACCTATTGATTTAAGAACATCTTTTAATTGATCACCAATTTGAGTTTTTTGATCATCTGTTAGTTCAATATCACCTTTAGCAGCTTGGATAATTAGTGATACCGCTTCTTTTGTTTCTTTACCCTCTTGTTTAATTTTAGAAACAAAATCTTTAAATTTAGATTTTAATTCATCCATTGAAGGGATTTTAATTTCTTTAACAACATCTGAAATCATATCAATGATTTCTTGCTTTTCAGCATCTGTAAGTTGTTCTGGGAAGTATGTAATGAATTCTTCTTTGTTTCCTGATAGAGCTGCTTGTCTTGCTTTAGTTCCACTCACACCACCAGTTGTTGATACTTTAACAGGTATAACTTTTTCACTATATTTTTTAGCAAAAGCACTACGTTCGGCTACATCTTTCTCATCTTCTTCATTATCAAGACGAGCACCAATAAAAATGTATACATTTTCATCTTGATGGTCCTGTAAATAAGTTTTAATATAAGAGAAAGGAGATTGTACTGGGATAATTTGAGAAGCAACTGGGATGAATTTTTGGTACATTTTCCAGATTTTAACTGCTTCTTCTTGTGTAACGCCATTGCGTTCACCACTACCCACTAAAATATAAACTTGTTGAACTTCAGGATTATCTTTTAATCCTTGTAAAACTACTTCAAGGTGGCCTTTTGTTGGTGGTTTAAAACCTCCTCCAAAAAGAGCAACTGTCCCTAAGGTTTCTTCTTTCAAAATAGAGTCAACTAAAAACTGCGTTAATGAATTCATCCTAAAAACTGTGTTAATTTTCTTTGAGCTTCCTCAGGTGATACAATGAATGGTAAAACTTTATCAATGTTTGTTTGAGACATTAATTGTTTTACTTCTTGTTTAGTTTTTTCTTTTTGTGCCTTAGCACGAGCTAATTCTTTATCAGTTTTAGGTTTAGTGTCTTTTGGAGTATAAGGGTTGATATACTTATCAATAATATCATCTAAATCCTGTGAGTCTGAAAGTTTTTCATCTTTTGTAGTTGCTACAAATTTACCCCCAAACAAATCTCTGTATGGTTCAAAATTTTTAGTAACATTAGCCCAAGTCTGCATTACAATTCCGGGCATTAAACTTCTGTCTTCTCCTTTTGAACGTTCAAATCTATCTTCATTTTTACGTAATGATTTCTCTAGTGAAGAATAGACATAAACCATAAAAACATCATAACCTGAGTTTTCTAATGTTTCTTTTAGCTCTTTAGTTTTATTATATGAAGCGGCTGTGCCATCAATTACAATATCACCCTTTTTTTCGATTTCTTGGTTTAACTCATCTTGGTAGGTTTTTTGAGCAGCTTGCATAGCAACTGCTGCTTTACTTCTACCTTCAGAATCTGCTTTTTTTAAATCTAAAGATACACCAGCATCTTTTAGGTTTTTAATAAAATGATCATCAATGTTAAGTACTTTTAAACCAAGGCCAGCAATTATATCCCCCACTATAGAGGATTTGCCTGCTCCAGGAGCTCCAGCAAGAATAATAGCTTTAGGCATAGCAGTTGCCTCCTTCAAAAGTTGAACCAATGAAATCATTTACGCGCGTTTGAGAATAAATATGTAAGGATCTATCTACTTTCAAGTTCCTTTTTTACTTTCTCCCAGTAAATAATAATTGGTGTTTTAATTTCATTGTCTGCAAAGCTTTTAATTTCATCAAGAATAACTTCACACGCTGCAATAGCACATTGTTGGGTTTGCCACTTATCGATACTCATATCGACAGTCATTTTTCGGAGCAGATGGTCTGCTTGTTCTTCTATTGTTCTCATTCTTCTTCAAATTTCATTGTAACAACATGGTGTTCATTTATATACTCTACCTGACCCGCACACCCATTGTATCGAGTGAATTCTGGGTTGGGTAAAACTTCAAAATAACATTTATCATCCTGAATGTAAAGGAGTTTACCTAAATAGGTAGGTAATAGACAGGTACGAAGAGTACGTCCTATCATTTTAGTCAAATCATCATTAACTTTGTGACGCACAGTAACTTTGTGGCGTCCCATGTACATGTACTCGTAACCGTCTTTATTTGTAATACTCATAACCTTAATTTTACGTAAATGTATGAAGGGGCTTTCGCCCCTCCAACCATTTTAATCTTCTCTTTTAACTTGTGTTTTGAATTCTGTAAATACAGGTGCTTCGTTTGGGTTTTCTAAATCAAATAAACGTTTTACTGTTTTAAAGATTTCAATATTTTCTTCTTGTGTGCGAGATGGTAAAATCATTTCCCATCCTTTACCTTGCATTTTATTTTTTGAACCTTTACGTTTTGAAGACTTCAACCACAAAATACCAGTTTTGTCAGGTTTAACACCGAAACATTCCTCATAACAATGAGCATAAACTGCTGCTTGTAATTCGTAAGTTGTTTGAATGTGGTTTGATGTTTTATGATCAATAATCCAAAGTGAGTTATCAATTCTACAAACCAAATCTGTTGTTCCTGCTACTTTAAGTGTATCTGAATAAAGGTGAATTTCTTGGTCAATTAATTCGGGTTTGTAAGTTTCCCAGAAATCAACAAAGCGTAAGAACATTTGCCAAATGTTTGGATCGTATTGTGGGTGACCCCATTCATTTAGAAAGTTCATTTCTTTACCTTCTAAATATTCCTCAATCATTTCGTGAACTTTAGTTCCGTCTTCAGCTGCTTTTTTTACAATATAATCTGCGGAACGACCCATATTTTTAAGCCATTCTTCAAAATGTTTGCCTTTTGGATAAGAACCTAAAACGTGAGTAATTGATGGATAATATTCTCCATTTCGTCTGTAGTATCTAGAATCTGGAAGAGTGATTTGTTTTGCATCTTCTGAAATTTCTAAAATACGGTTATTGACTACCTTTACATTTCTTTTTTTCATAATAATTCTAACTTTTTCTCCATCAATTCATATTGATTAAGAGGATAAGTATTTTGGATTAGTTTTGTAAAATGAGCAAATCCCATTTCACTTGGGTCTTTCCCTTCGAGCTCTACAAAATAGACCTCTTTACCTTGATTCATAAAATATTCAGCAAACTTAAGAGCTTGCTTTTGGGCGTCAATATCTAATGCAATATATAATTTTTCAACACTAGATGTGACGATTTTTTTCATTAAGTTTTGTTGTATATTTTTGCCTAAAAGCGGGATAGCATTTCTTTTGATGGCAATGGCATCAAATGGTCCTTCGCACAATATAAGCGGTGAATCCCAGTTTATAAACAACTCAAATGGTATAATGTCGCGTGATACTTCTGGGTTTCTATACTTAACATAAGGGTTTTTCTCAAAAGAACGACCTGTAAAGTAATTGAGTTTTCCATCAGCATCATACGAAGGAATTATAATCATATTTGCATAACGTCCATTATCACAGTAGCCAATATTATATTTAAGAACATCGTCTAAAGTAATATTTCTTGATTTTAAATATGCTTTAGCATGACGTGCTATAATATCGTTATTGTCAACTAATGATTTAAATTCTTTAGGTAATTCTAAAGTATGAGTGACTACAACTTCTTGTACTTCAGAACCAGTTTTTACTAGTTTCTTTAATTCTGAAAATTGTTCTGGAGATGCCTGGACTTGTTTGAATAAACTATTGATGGTTTTACCTTGTTTATTACAAACCCAACAGTGCCAAGGATTGTGTCCTTGTTTATTTTCGGTAAAATTGATTTCTAATTTAGGTTTTGTATGATGGCAGAACGGGCAGTGATAAGCTTGATTGCCTCTCGCTGTGCGTTTACCTGCTCCTAAAACAGAATTAACTAGGTTTACTAGTAGTTCATTTACCATAACATATAATGTACGAAACTACTTTCAGACATCAAAGTCACGTGTAAAAAACTTTCCGAGAATGTTGTCATTAAAAAATTCATCCGGTTTTTCTAAAACTTGATATACCATTTGTAGTTTAACTTCGTAGTAAGTTAATAACTTTTTGGTAGGACAACAAACTAAAATAGTTCTTTCAAAATTTTCTTGTGGTTCGGTTTCTAATAATTCTTTAAGATACTTGTTTGAACCCCAATATGTTTTCCAGTTTGATTCTTTTACTGCTAATTTGTATGAAGGTTTTCTACCTACAACATTAGTATATTCGGCTAGTTCTTTTTTAGTAAGTTTTACTTTAGTAGTATTTTGAACTATTTTCTTCCCAATATAGGATTTGCCTGTAGGGGTATGGGTGATTCGATATACGAATCCATAGGTGTTAGATGGAAAGTCGGTGATAGCCGTCATTTCCTCATTTTTGTATTTCCAATTCATTTTTTACAGATCTAAGTTAACTAATATGGTAGTATCTGTAGTATGGGAACTTTGAATAGGTTGTGCTAATTTAGCTACTGCTAATAAATTTTGATCGTCATCATACAATCCAATTGTAGAAATGTATGGGCTAAAATAAGAACCTGTTGCATAGTCATATAAAAACTCACTTGGAGTATAGAAAGTCCCATTTGAGCTTGAGTAAGCTGTACTACCTGATGAGATTGAAGGGTTTAAACTAAAATTGAATTCGCTTTCCCTTACTGTGCATTTATATTGTGTTTCGTAAATTGTAAATGCTGATTTAAATGAGCATGTTACGTTGGGGTGGATTGTTAAGTTGGTTAATGGTAATCCTTGGTTTGTAAAGATAGCCATTCCGTGTTCGTAGATAATATTACCTACATTTTCGTTTGCCGAGATAGAACCACTTCCTTCAAATGAAGAACTTTGGAAGGTAAATCTCATTTCGCCTCCAATATCTTCACCAGCTGAAATATCAAAATAAAACTGGCCCACATCACTAGCTAACATTTGACCTAATGATACCCCAATAGTGGCTAATATTGTGGGGTTAGTTATTGAATCTACCTGACCATTAGCTACTTCATAGAATGGAGATAAACCTGAGGTACCTAACCAGTCTATAGATGTAAGAACATACCCCGAAGGGATAGTTAATCCTGGGTTTTGGAATTCTAGAGTATTGTATTGGTTTGGGGGCCCTATTGGGCCTGTAACACCAGCATAATAAGCACTAGGTTGATTTATAAAATCACTTTGAGAATAAAAAGCATATGAACCTGAGCTGTATAAGTTGCCTTCTCCATCATCCCAAATTTGTAAAACAGCACTTGCTGAATCAGTATATTTGAAATCAAATGATTTTGGTTGAATGTATTCACCAAATAATTTTGAAGGAATAGATGTTACTGAAATATGAGCTCCTGAAGCTGTTGGGAAATGTCTTGAAGCAGTTAATGTGCTTGAAAGATAATTGTAATAGCTGGGGGTATGAATTGAGCCCGAAATTTCTTGAGTTGGGATAGCAGTGTTAATGTCACCCCAACTTGAAGAAATAAAATTCGAATAATATAATTCTTTTATAGAATCATATACTTGTCTTTGATATTGGGTTGAAATAGCTCCTGTTGTAGGGTCTGTTGCTGTTTCAAATAAAGACCCACTTAAGTTAGTACCTTGGAATCTATCAATCCCTACGAATTCTTTATAAGTGCCTGTATCCGCTACAGACGAAGAAAATTCGCTGCTGTTAAAAGAAAAATCTTTATTAACAGTAAATGGGACAACTTTGATGTCCTTGGCTAAAAATTGTTTGAATGCACTCATTCATTAGAAATCTAACTTAACTCTCACAAGAGTTTCTTTTGTAAAGTCTTTCTCTAAAGGTCGTGACAATTTAGCTACCGCTACTAAGTCGTTAGTATCATTGTATAAACCAATAGTTGTAATATAAGTTTGAGGGGCATTGATAAATGATTGGTACAATACCTCACCTGTTGAACCTGAAATAAATGATGGGTTTTCTGAATAGTTGAATTCACTGTTTCTAGCTCTTACGAAGATAAAATCAGATGAAATTGTTTCTTCAGAATTTACTTTAAATGATTTACCACGATTAATTGTAGCAAATAATTTAGAAGCATTATCATCATCCGTATTTGGGTTTCTACCTGTTGATAAAACAATTCCTTCTTGAGCTGTTAAATCTAAAGCAGCAGCATTTAATAATGCAACACCAATATCTGGGAGTAATACACCATATGAACCTTGAGAGGTTGTGTATCCATTAGCATTTAACTGAGTGTCAGCTGTACCATTTGAACCTGAAATGATTTGATAGATTCTACCGGCATCACAATATTCTACTACAGTTGTTTCATTGCTATTATCTGTTAAAGTTAACTGACGGTTTGCGGCTGAACCTGAAAGGATTAGGTTAAATGAACCTAAAAATAGTTTTTCTTTGTATCTTGCTCTTTCGAAGTTAATTACATAGAAATCAGATTGAGTAACACCACCAAAAGTAATTCTTGAATTTTCATCACCTAATACTAAGTTACGATATTGTCCGTAGATACTTCTTGTATATGATTTACCATTAACGGCTGAATCATAAAGTAAACTACCACTACCATATTCGTTGGCATAAGCAATATCAAATTGAACAGCAGCTGAAGAATCAGCTGAACCTGTTTGGTATACTGAAAGGTAGTAATTTCCGGCAGATGATGCTGCTTGGGTAGATGAAGTATAAAAAGCGGTTAACGTAGGGTTACCTGTACTCCATAATGTAGCAGAAATTGAATCTGATGAAATTACGAAATCGTCTACTTCTAATTGTTTAAATGATGCCATTTGTTATATTTTTAAACTGTCTTAGTAATGGTTACTGGAATGGTTAATCTAGCTCCTGAATCTCTACCAGTTACTGTAATTGTAGTATACAGTGATGTGTTTGAACCAAACAACGTATTAACTGTAGTAGCTTTTAAGCTGATTGAAGTACCAACCACTGTTTTAGATACTGAAGTACCTAATGTTACTGTTTGGTTAGCAGCGTTTGCTGAAGGAGTATCAATTCCTGTAGCGGTAAATGAAGCCATGGTTCTTACATCACCGATAGTAGCTGTATATCCTGAAGCTTCGAATTGGTTTCCTCCAGTATAGTTGAGTGTTTGAGGGGTAATTACCAATGTAGCTCCTTGTTTCAAAGTAATACCTGTGTATCCTAAATCCAGGATAGGCATTTTAGCAGTACCTCTAGGAAGAGTTACAAGCTTATACTTCATAATCTGTTGCTCATCAGGAAATGCTTCTAAAAGAGGCATATTTTCAATTGCTTGTCCATAGAAAGCAGAACCTGAAGGGTGTGAAGGATTGTACAAAGTGTAGTCGATTTCGTCATCGCCTAAAGCAAATTGTGTGATACGGAACGTGCCGTCACCTTTAGCGAGTAATTCTCTACCTTTTTTCGTTAAGATAGCATCAACTGTTACTACCGAATTATTTAAATATCCCATGGGTTGATTTTATTATAAATATTGTCGTTTAATAAATATGTGAAATTGTAAGTTATTTTCCAAGTTAAGTTATACTTTTGATAATAGCTTCTGTAGCTGCTGAGAAGTTTTGATCAAGAAGATCAGTTACATACTCAGGTCTCATAGTTCCTGGTGAGGTTGAACCTAAAGGTTTAGTAGTATCTATAATTACATAAGAAGCATCATCAGTATAAGTTCTAAGTAAGAAGTGATCTAATAAAGTTTGATACCCAGTTCCTGAAGTAGTTGAACCACTTGTCACTGTAGATGTAAGTTTAAGTTTAAGTTTACCTTCGGGGTCATCTTGAGGATAAACAATATCTGTGATCATGCGAGAATATGCTTCAGCTCCTCTAAATCTAATTTCGTCTCCTACTTTAACAGTAAAGTTTTGAATAATAGGATCATAGTCAGGATCGTGTCCAATTTGAAGAGCTCCATATAAACTACTTAAAGCAGTTGAACCCGTTAACCAAGTATCTGTTGAAGAAGTAAAATGCCAATAAGGGGCAGTAACCACTCCAGTAGGACTAATTTGGTTAGTTGAATTAAACCAATCAGGATTACCTCCAGTAACACCATAGTTCCAAGTTGGGGAAGTAGAACCATTTCTATAAATAACAACACTTATAGTATCACCATTAGCAAAATCCTGGTATCCTGAATCTAGGGTATAAGATTGAGGTCCATTAATCCCACCATAGCTTTCTTGTTCTTGAGCTAAGATTTGACCAGCAGTTGGAGCACCTGATGTCCAGTTTTTAACTAAATAAACTTCTACAGTTCCATAGAAACCACTAAAATATAATGAAACTTTAGTTTGGAATTTTACTGGGGAGTCTGTGTTTG